TCATCATGAATTGTTAATACAAGACTGTCTATGTATTTTTTGAATTCAATGAGCTGGTTAGTTTGAAAATTTACATATTTAGGACTACAATTTGATACAATGATTTTCTTTCTAAAGAATCCTGTGCGAGGTAAATTAGCATATGTAATTTTCTTCTCTTCACAATAATACTTCTTAATCATCTCATCACCAATCTTACTATCAGAATAATTAATACAGTTAATATCAAACTCTTCTTGTATGTCTAGTCTTAATTGTAATTGATCATTTCCTTTATACAAGGGATGTTCTGTATCACCTGTTGTAACCTTGAAGAACTCATAGGTTGCCATTACATCATTCACACAATAGTTCATTGTAACATCTATCTCTTCTTGAGTCATGTCACGCTTTGTATGATGTATAGGCATCTCCTCAATGTTCTCAAGGTCCATCTCAAACTCTAGTCTCTTCAGACTAACCATACGATTTTTATTATCGTAATGATTAACCTTGAATAAATCTATCTGTTTGAACGACAAATCCTCTTCACGATATTCTGGGAACTGTTCATAATTAGCATCTTCAATAACATCTTGAGCCTTCTGTGCAATTTTAGCACATATTTCTAGACCTCCAAGTTCATGCCAATCATCATGATTACGTATTACCCACTCTACCACTTGAGCATCAAAACGAAGATTATTATAACCCACCCAATAATAGTCTGGCTTATCTTGCATTAGTTTTACAAATGCATCAAAGTTATTCTGCCACTGACTAATTAGGAAATCATAATGCTCATCTTCTTTTGGATCGTAGACATGTATTAGGAATAGTTCCTGCATTGTCTCGATATCATAAATTAGAACGTTCATTTGTCTTCTATTATGTCTATTAAATCTTTCATAGATAATGCAAACAAGCATGAATGTTTCTCTCCATTCCAATAATCAAGATAACTCTCTCTTGGAATAGCCCACCACAATTCTTCATGATGATTGTAGTGGAATACATAGTTATATATTTCTGTCATTTCTTTGTTTTTGTTTATCAATTACCCATATGGCTACTCTCATTATTCTAATAGCAATGTTATAAACAAAGTCTTCTAACCATATAATGGTTTTACTTCTTTGATATGGTTTCATGGTTGATCAATTAAAGATATCCATCCTGTTAAAATGTATTTACTTTGTGTATGACTAACTTGTCCACGATGTGTGTGAGTCCAATCAGCAGGGAAGAATAATAACTTACCTTGCTCTGCTGGTTCTATATGCTTTTGAAGCATAAACTCTGTACCACCATCTTCAACATCATTCAGATAAACCATCCATACAAATAGTCTAATCTTTTCTTGTGTTGATTCATAATGCCAAGCTTTGAAACCTTGACTTGGAAGATATCTTTGAATATTATATGCATCAACATTAACTGTTGTATTTTTAAATATTGGAAACTTATCCATATATCTATACATTTCAACAATCATCTTATCAATAACATCAGTAAGTCTCTCACCATACAATCTTTTAACTGTATCCATGTTTTCCATGAATACATTAAAATCTGATGAATGTTTGATTTCGTGATCTATTCCTCCACCAATAAATCCATCAAATGTATACTTATCATTTGCTTCGAATATTTCAATAATCTCCTCACATTCTTGTTTAGTGAGGAGATTCTTCCTGTGAATAAAATCTACTAATTCCATTGCTCTAACGCTGTCCTGGTTCTATTAGTCTTGATCTCACGTAAGTTATATTTCTCAAGATATTGTCTTTTGCTACGCATGTGCTCAATCTGTAATTCTTCATCAACAGATTTAAATACATTGATGATAGCTTTAATCACCTGTGGTGATTCTATTTCTGGTGCTTTGTTATTCATAATTCGATTAATTATAGCAGACACCATTACGATGCCTGCAAATGTTAAAACATAAAATACTGGATGTAGATTAATCTTCATCGTCTCCATAATAATCCATTGGATCTATTGCTTCATATATATCATTATATGTTACCCAATCAGGTACCTCCATATTATTGACATATTCACCACAATATGTTATTAATTTAGCATCTTCAATAACTATATCATCATCGCCTGGTTCTTCTAATGTAGCAGGTGATGTATGATGAGCCCATTTGATTTCTACACTACAATATACATCATCTTGTGTTGGATGATAAAAGTCTGCGTGAGTTCTTCCTCTTGTTGTGCTCATGATAGTGTTAAGATTATTAATATAATAATAATTCCTAAATATCCCCAGAATCTACACTCAGATGATAAATCATGTGATGATTCTTTTTTTCCTTGATCTTCCATTGTGCTCATGGTATAATTATTATTTTTCCATTAAACATTAAAGGTTTACCATTATTATCTACTTGAACACTTACTTCAGTGTTATTAAACTCTGCAATATAACTAGGAGATGCAGCTATTAATCGTTTTTCTTTTCCAACAACTAACCATGCCATATGACTTGAGCCAACTATAACATTGTTTTCATCATCAACTAACACTGGGTTACGTTGATCTTCTACTTTCAACTTTAATTTGATTGTTTTCATAGTTTTTAAATCTAAGGTGAGTTTTATCTAATTCTGGATAGTTATGATGAATGGTATCAGCAGGAATAAATTCAGACGCATTTAATATTCTAACTACGCCATATATCATTGCAAATGCTCTAATAATAAGATACAATATTACAATTGTAAGTATTACTGCTGTTACCTTATCCTTTATCATTCTATTCAGATTTTGTTATTAATCTACCATGTTTTGTATACTTACCCTTTTCCATATTATCTATATAGATATGTTCTTGCGTAACTATTGCAAACCTTTCAGTCTTATTTTTCATAAACCTACTTTTATCTGGAACTCCCTCATTCTGTGAGTTATAAGTAACAAAAATCATCCATACAAATGCCAATAAAGATGCTAATATAACAATAAATGTTAAGAAAAATGATAATAATTTTCTTTCTACTATATCTTCTCTACCTTCTGGATTCATTAGTCTAATAGTTTAGATGTTAAACTACGTACCACTTGATCTTCAGTGTTTTTACGAGCTCTCTCGTATGCTACAGTTATCTCTACATCTGTAAACAGATAAGGATTATACTGTCCATTGCTATTTAAAATTACAGCTTGATAAGTATTATTAGCTGCCTTCTTCTTGTCTTGGTTCTTAACCTTTACAAGTTTACCCACTCTAGTTTTAATCATTATATATTTGGTTTAATTAATAATTCAGTTAATGTTTCTTTTGATCCTAATACTTTAGGAACAGTATTAAATGCTAATGTCCATCTATCTTTACTTGTAGCCATATCTGGTACAGAGTGAGGTAGATAGCTAGGAAATAACAATATCTCACTATTAGCCACTGGTATAGTAGCAACAGTTTGAGCATGTGGATTACCTTCTAATAAATTAGAATTAATCTCTGGTTCTAATCTATAAACTGTTGACCTATCTACATTAGCCTTATAAAACTTTATCAATGTACTATTATCTGGTACATCCATATAATACACACCTGAAATTACAGAATTATGATGATAATGTGCATGTGTGCCACCACCATTTATATTCTTATTAACCCAACTTTGTGTTATTATAATGTCACCATCAATAGCTAGCCCATGTACATAAAAATCTTTAACCTCTTTCTCAATATAAGCTTTTAGTTTCTCCATACCTGGTAGGTCTAGACAATATGACTCTACTGATTTAAAATGATTCAAATCACGTTTATTATTAGTAGCATACACATGCTCCATTTCAAGCTGTTTTAATTTCCATATCTCATCTTTGAAATACTCCTGTACTCTTACTCTGAGCACAGGAGTTGGAAATAAACTTATGATTTCTAAGTTTTCCATCATTTTAAATTAACTTTTTTAACCACTTTAATATCAGCTAGCTCATATATTGGTGTTTCTCCTTTTTTTGTAGATCTGTCTTTATGAAACTCAACAACTATTTCAGCTAATTTGTCATCTTTAAGATCTTGCAATAATGCAGTGCCATAGCGCGCAGAATCTTTATCATATACTCTTACTTTATTTCTCATGTCTTGATTATTTTAGTGTTTCAAATAGTTCTTTTAATTTACCTTCTTCTTGCGTTGCAAGTATAAAGTGTTTTTTATTATCATTCAAATTTTTCATAAACTTCTTATGATCATAATCCACAGAATTCTTACAGAAGCTTACATATTCTGAACATAGATAGATATTCTCATGTCTAGTCTGACGTTTTAAAACAGCTAATACATCTGTTACTTGATCAATCACTTTAACAACATGCTCTTCTTCTACAATTCTAAATTCACCATTCTTTATTTTTTTAGTAATAGGTGAATTACCAACACGATTAGGAGGTATTTGATTAGCTAATATTGTAGCCAATACACTAAACTCTAAATCATAGATGTTAAAATAGTTATTAAGCTTTACGTAGTCATTTTCTAATGATGACCATGCAGTAACATAATCTTGTAGTGACCAAGTTTTAGATGATGCATTTAATAATGCAATCTTCTCAACTAAGTCTTTCTTATCTTTAACATCAATAAATACATATGGTATATCCATACCAAGACGCAATAATGCATTAAATAAATGCTGACCATCTACAATGTACCAACCTGGTATACCACTTATAAATGATATATTAGCTATAACTATAGGTCTTATTATACCCATCATCATTAACGCCTGTGCTAATTTTGTAACATGATAAGGAATAATAGGTCTATTAATACCTGCTAAATACATAACTGATTTCTTATTTGAGTCTGTTATCCAATTCTTGAAGTTTTCTTTTGTCAAGCCTGGATGTTCTAATTTCAATGTTTTTTTCATCATTTCTAGTTTTAAATTGTGTTTCTTGTTTATTAAATCATTTCTTCATTATTGAATGTCTTTTCTTCCCAATCATAATCATCATCATCTTCATCATCATCAATATAAAAGACTACGTCACCATTCTTTTCTAATACTGTTTCTCCATCATCATATGTAAGTATATCAACATAACCTCTTGCAGAACAGAAATTCATTTCTTCTACAGATAGCTTTATTTGTTCTGGATATGCTACTACTGATGGTGTTATATCAGGATTGCTACTTGTTCTCATGATGAGATGAGGCTGGACAGGTAGTCCATGCTTCTCAATATATGCACTTTGATCTCTTGGAATATGATCAAGCTCATATATATGTACATATGGATGGTCTTGAACTAAACCATCCATTGTCACAAAATACATACCCTTCTCTAATTGATCAGGGTAGTATTGTGGAAATATTAGTTGTGCACTAGTGTATTTCATTTTTACAAATTTGTAGATGATACTTCTTCAATTAACTTTTCAGCCTTAAATATAGCAATATCTGCTCGAACTAACAAAATGATAGTCTCTAATTCTACATCATCTACTAATTCTGTATTAATAGTGACAGTGTTATTAGTGTATCCATTTTGTTCAAATAATCCTACATTGACTGTTTTAGGCCATGTTGAAAAATGCATACTACTATAATCATGCAATGGACTATAATGCATATTTATTCTATTTGAAATTTTTATATTTATTCCAACAGATTTACCTTCTTCATTTATATCTTCTGGAAGGTTTAATGATTTTACATAATCACGTAATTCTTTAGCTATTTGTAATAGCTCATTTGATTGACTTCTCATTTTTAGTTTATTTAAACTGTGAAAAAATAAAAGAGCTCAAGGACAATGTCCAAGAGCTCTATGCATTCAACCTTTAACCTAATTCATAACTTTATAGCCTGTTGTTAATAGTTGTTTTAATAGGCTAATTTTAATCTTTACTACCACATAGTTATTGGCATAAGCATAGTCATGCATCACTAATGGATAGTTCTTACACCAACATAAATATTGGCTTAAGGGAACATTGAATGTTTTCATCTTTTGATGATTTAGATGTGTGAATAATTTATGTATTAGTGGTGGTTTTTATTTCTCTCAATGATTGCAATAGCAATACATAACATAGACATAATTAATGATACAAGACCAATGT